AGCGAGTCTTAAATCCGATTTTTGGCTGGAAGCTGTTCTCTCCAACTGCACGAACCATCTGTAGTGGAACGTATGGGCAGTAGAATATTCCAGCGTCATAAGGTGAAGTACCTTTATAACCAACAACGTAGTACTGGTTACCTGGAGTTGTGTTACCTAACTGAGAAGCACCACCAATGTTAGCAGCATAAGGGTCAATGTAGACTCTATACTTACCTTGAAGAACACCAGCGAATGTGTTTCCAGTCTCGTCAACGTTAAGGTTAGCATTAAGTGCTGGAGTGTAATCAAGTACACCTGCCATTGTTAATGCAGAAGCAACGTCTGCAGAGCAAAGGATGATGTTACCCTTTCCACGACGAGTTCTTTGAGCGATTGCGTTAGCATCTCTCTCGATCTGGAATAGAAGTCCTTTGAACTTCTCAACAGACCAACGACCATTTGAGTCAACATCTAGGTCGAATACACCAGCAGTAGCGGTGTTTTGTACAGCACCTTGCTCAGCAACCTTGTAGATAGTTCTGATAACTTCTCTGTTAATTTCAGCAAGTATCTCAGTACTAAGGATGTTAGCAAGTTCTGCTTCTGCATTAAGACCGTGGATTGCCTTAAGGTCTTGAGCAAGCTCTAGTGAGTACTCAGCCTTTAACGCACGAGACTTAGCAGTAACGGTGACTTTCTCGATTGAGAATGCCATCTGGTTGAAGGCATCATCGCCATCACCTAAACCTTCTGCCTCGTTGGTTGCCATACCTTCACCAACTGAGTAACCGCCTGATCCTGTGGATGTAGCAGTTCCAACTGGGTTAAGTGCAGCAGGGTTGTTTCCAGACTGTGCAGTAGTACCTAAACCTACGTCAACATCTGTCATTCCCTCGGTAAGACCAAATACCTTGTTCTGACCTGAGAATGCAGAATCTGGTTCGTTGTAGAATGCTTCGGTACTTGCCTGACCACCAGATCCACCAGCCATTGCGTTATACTTAGAACGCATAGCGAAGATAAGACCAGTAGGTCCACTCATTGGTTGAACACCAGCAAGGTCATATGCGACCAAGTTAGGCATTGAACGACGAATGAGGCTGATTAGCACAGGGTCGAAACCTGCAACAGGACCACCAGCAGTAGCAGATGCACTAAATCCAGCGTTTCCTGAACCAGCACCTGGAGTTGTGTTAGATCCAGTACTGTTTGTTGGAACTGCTTCGTTAAGCATTCCGCTTTCAGAGAATGCAGATGACTCTCTTAAAAATTTTTCTTGGTTTTCTAGCAGGACAGCAGTTACAGCCTTACGATGAGGATCTGTGATCTGATCAACGCCTTCTGCTTCGAGAAGGGGCTTCCACTTTTCCTGCAAGTGTTCTGATTGGAACATTTGCGTTTTCCTATAAAGTTAAAGTTTGTTTAATATTTAATTCAGTTTTGCTTAAACGATGAAAGTGTCTTAAGGTAAGCACCCATTGAACCTGCATAAGTATCAGGTGCAGCTGCTTCTCCTTCTGTTAACGTTTCAGTTTTAGCATTGGAAGTCTTGTTAGGGAAATAAGATTCCTTAAGTGTCTCCAATTTTTCACGATATTCTGTCTCACCTTCAAACTCTACACTTTCAGCAAGTGAAGCGAGCTTCTCCTTCTGGGTGGCAGCAAGGCCATCAGAAACAGTGTCAAGGATACCATCAGCAACAGACTCAGAAAGTCTATTGTTTAAACCGATATTCTTTTCTATTTGCTCATTGAGCTTGGTTTCCATATCATCTAGTTTTTCTACCATGCTTTCAAGCACATCATATTTGTCTTCAGGGATAGTTACATAATTTTCTTCAAAAAGACTCTTCATTCCTGAGAGGAATGATTCAGTCAGTTCAGTCTTAAGACCGTGCTCGATGGCGAGTTGATTCTCTTCCATCCACTCATCTGAGACATACTCAAGATAAGAGTCTACACGTTCTTGAAGTGCTTCTTTCTCTTCGGCAATCTCTTCAGCGATTCTTGCCTCGTACTCCTCTTCAATAGTAGCACGGATTTCAGCAACCTTTGAATTTATGGCAGCTTCAAAGATTGTCTTTGCTTTTGCCTTAAAATCTTCAGAAAGTTCTTCGCCGCCTAAAAGGGCATTAACATCGTCTTCCATGTTGTACTCCTCTTTAACGTCGTCGTCTTCATCATCATCACCATTCTTTTTCTTCTTGTTAGGAGCACCCGCAAGATCATCGTCTTTCTTACGCTTCTCCTCCTCTTCTTCAGCACCTTCTGCTTCAGAAATTATTGGTTCCTCAGTCTCGACTTCTTCTGCCTTGACTGCATTTTTATTAACCACGTCTTTTACCTGCTTGAGAGTTGCCCCAGGTGATTTCAACTTAGCTGAATCATTAGTAGGACTATAGTTTTCAGGTGTTGGACCACCTAAATCTTCTATTGGTGTAAGTCCTTGTGGAACATTCTGTAACTTACCCATTGGTTCTGCTGGTTTAGCGTTAGCATTAACCGCAGTCTTAGATTGGGTTACAGCCTCTTCCATACTTTGTAATTTTGTGCCACGAGACATTTTGGTAACTCTCCGAATTCCTGTAATTAAAACCTATATTTATTTAGAAGTTTTATATGTTTGATAAGAAATCATTAAATAACGAGAGTTTTTTCTCGTCTAATGCCTTCTGATCAACTAAAGTATTGATGGTTGCATAGGTTTTTTCTGCGAACTTCTCACGCAAAATACCTCCATCCCATACCCAATCCTTACCTTCCATAATTCCCTCAACAAATGCATCGGGAGCAGAAGGATCAGCAACTATGTCAGCAGCAGTTGCTAACATAAAGTCATCACTGACTATATTTACACCTTCACGGGTTGGTTTTAATGAACCAATACCACGAGATGAAACACCTAATTTGACACCTTCATCAATAAGTGAAGATGCAATCTTACCCATTGGTGTGCCAAGAACCTTAGCTTTACCAATGAAATTAGAACCACTTTCTTTAAGTGATACTATTTTATGAGAAACCCTATCGAGATTTACAGTGGGTGTATCGGGGTGACCCAATTCACCAAGTGCTCTTCCTGATTGAATATGATTCTCATTATACCGAGAAACTTCTTTACGAAGTGTCTCCATCGGATACATTCTACCATTACGGTTTTTAATGTTTCCTTGAAGGAAGACTCCTTCAATATACATAGACTTCTTGCCGTTGCGATTTTCAACGAGAAATTCTACTGTTTCGATTTCTTCTCTAATAAGTTTCATCAGGCATCCCCTGTAGTTTGAACTTGGATAATATGAAGTCCACCGCCAGGGTTACCCCCGCTTTTATATGCAATTCTTGCAGATGAATATAAAGTTCCACCAGTATTTGCTTGTCCAGCATATGATGTCATAATTCCACCAGTATTAGCATCACATGTTAATCGAGTCTGGTGATATCCATTAACTCCGTTAGTGGTATTAACATTAGTAACTCTTGCATGTTTAAAATCAAATTCAGGAATGGTACTAATCCCAGCCTTGAAACTTACATAATTACCAACACTAAATGGGACTTGCATTCCTTCGGGACAATCAATAATTGTCGCCGTATCACTTGTAGTAACTCCTGCCACTGCACAAGAATATCTTTGCAATGTAAGAGTATCCGAAGTTCCTGCAGGGATGAAGTAATCATCATCTGTAGCAGTGGGTGATAATGAAGTTTGTGAAATGGAAACATGTGCTCCTTGACTTATAGGAGTCAATCTCACATATTGGGATTCAATTGCAAATGATGTTGTAGCAGCTGACGTTTTGCTTGTCGCTACTGACATCCCTGTTCCAACTACTGGTCTATGTGCCATTATTCTTTAAAGTCCATTTAATAGTTATTTATGATTTATTCTTCTGTATCTTCTTCAGGTTCTTCAACCTCAAGTTCAGATTCAGTTTCAATTTGTTCTTCATCATCTACTTCAACTTCTACTTCTTGATTACCAAAAAGAGAATTTGCCACTTCGGGACGAGCTAACTCAATCTTTTCAGATGACTTAGCATACAATAAGTCTTTAATCTTATCAGTTATCTGAGAAGCAGACTCATCCGTATCAATCATATCCATTAATTCATCCATTTTAAGTGTGTTCAAATGTTAACTAGTTGTATTTATATCTCTCCACCCTTCGGTGTTGGAAGTTGGTTTATTGTATCCCTTGTAGTGGCAGTGTCTACAGCACTAGATCTCAAAGGAGCATCCGCTACATCTGGTTGTGGTTCTTCTTCAGGGAAAGGCATTGGTCTTAATCCACCACTACCTTCAGGATCAAACATCATATCTGCAGGATCAGGAATAACACCATCTGCTATTTCTTTTTCTATTAATTCATCCTGTTCTCTAATTTCTTCATCAGTCTGACGTAATACTTGACGACGAACCCAATCTTGAGAATAATACTTCCCAATATAAGGTTCAGTAGCTGCAAGTAATGCCAATCTTTCGTTTTGTAATTCTGTTTCTTTTAATTCTGTGAAATGATTATCATACAAGAAGTCATATTGTATATGCTCTTGCATTATTTCCCAATCTTCTGGGGTAATAATATTTTTAAGAAGCAATTGAGTTCTTAACATATCGCTGAACATTGCTGAGAATCTCTTTCTCAAACGTCCAACAAACTTACTGAATTTTACTTCATCACGAAGTATCTCTGAAGATCTTCCAAGGTTAAATCCCCCATCTCCTTCTATTCTAGAGATAGGAACATTTAATGATTTGAATAGTTTCTTCTTGAAGTATTCGATGTCTGTGATCTCCCCAAGATTCTGTCCTCCAGGAAGAGTAGAAATTTCAGTTCCACGACCTCCTTCCCTTCGAGGGAGCCAGAAATCTTCAAGCATTGCCATGTACTTCTTGTCATCACGAACCTCTCCAGTGTTAGCGTCGTATACAAGTTTGTTACGATATCTCATCATCACGTCACGGAGATATTGCTCTGCCTTTACTTTCGGTAGATTTCCCACATCAATATAGAAAATTCTTCGTTCTGGAGCACGAGATAATCTGTAGATAACCAGACTATCCTCAATCATTCTAAGTTGATTGAGTGACTTAATTGCCTTATGTAAATATGAGAGTGTTGATCCTTTATTTCTATCTACTAATCCTGATGTACAATATGTGATTGAATCTTTGGTAAATTTAATTCCTTTATCACCTCCCATTGCTGCAGGAGTAGCAGTAGGATATACATCCTTGGGAGTATACATATAATATTCTTCAAGTTCAGGAAATTCATATTCCATTGGGTTGTTTTGATTCACATTCCCAAGACGATCTTTATTGTTTTTCTTCTGCTTCCTTACATAACGCATTTTCATTGCGTCAATATAACGTAATTCCTGTATTCCTTCGTGTGGGGCTTTTAAATCAATTACCTTATTATAGTATAGTCTTCCATCTATATACCAATTCCTATAGATTTCATGAGCTTTCTTTTGAAAATCTAAGAGTTCTAGAATAAACTTAAACTCATCTCTTACCTTTTTCTTAATACCATCACTTGCATTTAAATGATCAAGATTAATTTCAACAGGACTATCATTAGTATCAGATACCAAAGTCTCATTTACAATATCTTCAATGGCACTATCACACTCAGGGTGTAATGCCATCTCCCGATATCTTTTAATTAATTCAAATTCAGTCCGATAGACACCTTCAATATCTACATATTGACCAAAAAAACCACTACTCAAATAATGGTCATTCCCGTCCTCGTTGGAAGGAGGAACGGGAGAGACTATACCTGAAGATTGTGGTTCGTTGTCCTCTATCGAGAACCCAAAAAGTTTTGCCATGATTTATGTTAAGATGCCCTTTATTTCTTTATTTATCACACTATTACAGTACCAGTTTGATCAGATGGATTACCTGCACTTGTATTGGATCCTGCAATCCAGTATTGAACTTGGAAGGTGACACTATACTCTTCAATCGCATCCCCACTTTCATAAGAAAGATCTATAGTTGAGATCTCGGTAGGGAATATTCCATCCATATAATATGTCCTTAATGGTTCCAATGATACACCACCACCACTCGCATCTCCTGCTTGAGTTCCTGCAGTACCAAAACGACCATCAGGGGATCTTCCTAACTGATTAACAGTCGCATTACCCATATATGAATTAGGGTTAGATGGACCACTAGCATCACTTAACTTACTAATTCCGTTCATCCACTGTTCAAATGAAGTCCTTAATTTAAAGTCTTCATCGTTAATAACAGTAACACTCCATGTATCAAAGGTTCTGTCACCTGCAACTTTCAAAATTCTTCCTCTGAAAGGAATCTCAACTGGTGTTATAGTTGAGGCTGGCATTGCTGTTGCCTTGCATAAGAACTGGAAGGTTTCATTATCCCAGTCTGGTGCATATTTGAAGTCATTGATATTTACTTCAAACAGATTAGGACGAGCACCGCCACCAGCAAGTCTCGACTTAAATTGTGTAATGGTTTTTAAACTGGCCATTGGTTAAATTCTCCTATGTAATTAATTATAAAGTTAAACTCTTCCAGTTACTTCCTCAAAACTGACTCCAGTTCTGGTAGCAACGAAAGTAAGGGTGACATAATTAATAGACTTAGTGGGTTTCAAGAATATGTCTGCACGGAATTCATTATTATCAACCACACTAGGAGTATTATTAGTTTCATCACAGATGACTCGGAAATCAATGAGTCCTCTCTTTGCCTGAACATCTCTTAGATATGGTTCCACCACATTAGAGAAGTTTGCACGAGTTATTTCATCATTGAATTCAAAGAGTTGAGCATTTGCAACTGATTCGAGTGCTTTCTCAACTGTTAAGAAGAGTCTCCTAACATTGATTCTATCAAATGCAGATGCATAATTTAATCCTGTCTTATCACCATAAAGAAGAATACCAGTTCCAGATTGATTAATAATAGAGTTAATCCTTGCCTCATAGAGTTGATCTCTTTGATTTTTCTGAGGATTATATGCAAGTTTAATTGCATTATTCAAAACTCCTCGTTGTTGACCAGCAGGAGAGAACCAAGGATAAGCCTCGATTTCAGTTCTAACCATCAATCCTGCAACATCTGCATTACATGGAATATAACGGAACTGATTATTAAATCTATCATAGGTGTACTTCCAACCACTATCAAATATTGCATAAGATGATGCATTTAGTGGAGAGAAGAATTTAATAACATTAGATGTTTGATCTTCTCCTTTAGTCACATTTACAACATTTGCTCTGTCTGGTGAAATAACAGCTACACAATCCTTTCTTGAGTCTGCTATTGAGATAAGTTTATTTGCTTTTGCTTGAGATTCATCATCCGAACCACAACCTGGACCCATGATTAGATAATCAACATCTACCTCATCAGAGTTAGAGAATAACTCATATGCATTAGATAGAGATCCTAAAGTTGCCTTGAATTCAGTACCACCAGAAGCAGCATAGTCAACACCTCCTCCAAGAGGATATGTCTTATTACCTATAGCACTAAAGATAACTCCTTGAGTTTCTTGTCCCCAAAGACCTGCAGCAGTACCAAGTGCAGTAAATGAATCTGACTTAACACCTGAATAAGTAGTAAATCCAGTTGCGGTTGGTTCAGTATCAAAGTAACTATCAACTGCTGTAGATGGGTTCCATCCAGGATATAAGTAAGCAGATTGTTGGGAAATGTAATCCTTATAGTAATTTCTTTCAGGTGCAGCAGTATCTGATACAGAGTTAGAACCTTTAGAAAGGAAGAGACTCTTCTCAAGAATACTTCCTTGAATTCCTGTTATTGATCCATCATCATCTACAACTACAACGTGCATGGTATCATTTCTACCACTTCTTTCTTCACTATATCTACTTGTAGTTGGTTTTGAGGCAATCTGTTTCCAATAAACTGTAGAGTTTGTTAGATCCAGTGTTTGATTATTATACCAGTCAGAAACCGTAGTAACCCCAGTAATTAAACTATTACCCAATAAACCAGATCCATTATCAGTATTAATACCAGAAGAGTTTACAGCAAAGAGTGTATCGGATTTGGATATTGATGCTTGAGGATCAAATTGAGCATAGTCAATTGCTGTTTCAGTAGCTCCTGCACCAGTAGTTTGAACTCTGGAGACGATCTTAACATTAATTGTACTTTCTTCAGTTGTACTTGTGTTAGTCGCAACACCAGTAATAATACCTTTTACATATCCATTTTGAGTGGTAGTTGTACCTACACC